ACTTTGTTGATGTTGAAATACTACAGAAATTAGATGAAAAGTTACAATATATAGCTTTAACTAAAAATTTAGCACATAAAGGTAAACATAATTATAGTGAAGTATACGCTAATAGTATTACACAAGATGGAGCAATTTCAGCTTATTTATTATCCCAAAATATAATTCCTCCACCAAAAGAACCTAACCCACAAAAGAAAGATAATTATGCAGGTGGGTATTTATTTTGCCCTAAAGCAGGATTGTACAAATATATGTTTGATGAGGATTTAACATCGCTGTATCCGTCTATAATCATGTCTATAAACATAGGTAAAGAAACGTTCGTGGGTCGTATTGTAGATGCAAATGACCGTAATAATAGATTGGGTCTTAACGATTTAAAAAATATGGACCCTACAAGTCTATTATTAGTAGAAAATAATAAGCGAAGACAAACTAATATTGAAGTTAGTGAATTAATTAAAATTATTAAAACTCAAAAATTAGCTGTAGCAGCAAACGGTTCAATGTTTAGGACAGATAAAGAGGCAGTATTGTCTACTATATTAAAGAAATGGTTTGAAGAACGTGTCGTGTACAAAAATCGCATGAAAAAAGCATACAAATCAGGCGACACAGAAGCAGGTGAGTATAACCACTTAATGCAATATACAATGAAAATTTTATTAAATAGTTTGTATGGTGCTACTGCTCTACCTTCATTTAGATATGGAATGAATTTCCAAACATTAAGTGAAGCTATTACATTATCAGGACACAGAATAATTCAAGAAAGTGCGTTATGTGCTAATAGACATATGAATAAGGTTATGAAGGGCGAAATTAAATTAGACATATAGTACCGTGAAAATAAAGAGGTAATGCGTTAAACGCGCGTAAAACGCGCATAAATTAAATAAATATGGCACTAAAAAAGCAAACTATTAGAAAAAACCAACACATTACCATAGACGGTAGAGTTGTATCCAAAGAAGAAATTATTAAAACTAGTGAAGGGTGGAGTGAAATCCAAGAAAACTTCTTTAGGAAAATGATAAAACAAGGAGGAACTTTTAAAGTTGCAGGTATTAAATATAAAGTAACTATTGATGAAAGAGATGACATCGATTCTAAAGGGAATAAACCAATTACAGTACCACCATTACCAGGAGAAAGAACATTTTAAAACCAAATATATGTTAGTAGAAGTATCAAACGGAGAATTATTAGACAAAATTTCAATTTTAGAGTTAAAAATGCTTAAAATCGAAGATGAAGAAAAATTAGTTAATGTTAAAAAGGAATTTGAAACCTTAAACCCCTTAGTTGTTAGTCTATTTGAAAAATATGATAGTCAATTACAAAACCATTATCTTGAACTAGCTAAAATTAATGGTGAACTTTGGGATATAGAAGATTGGATTAGAGATTGCGAACGTGAAAAGAGATTTGATAAAGAATTTGTAGAACTGGCTCGTTCTGTGTATATTACCAATGATAAGAGATGTGAAGTTAAAAAATTAATTAATATTTTAACATCATCAGGATTAGTAGAAGAAAAATCATATAAAGAATATTAATGAAACATTTAGAAGAAACACCTTGGTGGATATGTGATGCAGAGGATGAAAATTACTGTGCTTATGTAGATACTGATTCTAATTATTTTAACGCCGAACCCTTATTATTACATCTTTATCCTAATTTTGAAGAGTTTACTGATAAAGAAAAGGATAATATTTTAGAGAAAGTAGCACTAAAATATCAAGATGTAATTAATGAAGATTATGATCGATTAGCTCGTGAAGCATTTAATGTAACAGAACATAGACTTGAAATGAAAACTGAATGTGTTATCCGTTCAGCTTATTTTAGGGCAACTAGACGTTATGCACAATGGATTACAAAACAGGAAGGGATTGAAAATGAGCAATTAGATATTAAGGGTTTAGAGTTTATGAAAGCTAACTTCCCTCCTATTCTAGGATCATTTTTTAATGATATACTTCAACAAGTATTAAAGGGTGAACAAAAAGATAGTGTTTTAGACCAAATTAAGGTATTTAAAAAATCAATACTTGATGGTTCAATTCCACTTACTAAGTTAGGTAACCCATCAGCAGTTAAAAAATTAGAAAAATACTCAGGTAAAAATGCCAGAGCAGGTGAAATGTTTACTGAACTTTTAAAGGGTGCACCAGCACCTGTAAGAGCTGCTGTTCGTTATAATGATTTACTAAGACTATGGCAATTAGATAAAAAACATAATTTAATCACACAAGCTGATAAAGTTAAATGGATTTATTTAAAAGATAACCCATACAAAATAGAGGGTTTAGCATTTTATGATTATGATATGCCTGACAAAATAAAAGATTTTTTAGACGCTTATGCTGATAGACAAAAAGTATTTGATTCTATATTACTAAATAAATTAGAAGGGTTTTTTAGTGATTTACAGTGGAGTCTTGATTTAAACCCTTACACAAATGCATTAGCATCCTTTGAAATATAAAATAAATTTCGTATATTATAATTATGGTAAATAAAAACACATTAACATCAGTCATTTCAAAATATTATTTAAACGGTCTTAACAATCAAGTTAAATGGCGTATCAAAGATAATCAGCTTATTATATATGCTGGGGATAATGGTAGAGTATGTAGAGTTCAACATAATAACTTCCCAATAGAAGATTCAGAATTAGGTATATTTGATACTCATAAATTAAGTAAATTACTATCTATTACTAGTGGTGAGTTATCTATATCGTTAGATAAAATAAAGGCCGTTTACACTAAAATGCATTTTGCTGATTTAAATTTTGACTTAACATATTCATTAGCTGATATCTTAATTTTAGGTAAAAATACCTATTATGAAGATCCTGAATCATTTGAAATGGAAATTAATTTAACTAGAGAAGACATTGATCATCTTATTAAAGCTAAAAGTGCATTAGCAGATGTTAACAATATGTTAATTACTAGTACAACTGATTTTGATGGCACTAACATATGTGAGTTTGTATTTGGAGATAATACAGGTTTTTCTAATAAGATAACATATCAACTTAGAGGAAACATATCTAAAGGAGGTATTGAAATTCCATTTGATTCAGACATATTTAAGGATATATTAAGTGCTAATAAGGATATGTCAACTGGTGTGTTAAAGATATCTGAGGTAGGAATGTTGAAATTAAATTTTACAACTGAAGAAACAGAAAGTGAATATTTTATCGCTAGAAATGAATAATCACATATGTATAATGGAACATAAAATTGTAGCTAGGGCACGGTGTTATGTTTACAAACAATTAATCGAGAGCTTCGGCCTCACAAAAACTAAATGATATGAGTACATTATCCAAAGAACGTACACCGTTCGACTTACTATTCCGTAACCTTTTCAAGGCAGACGGAGTTTTCCAACCAACAACGTTCGAAAACAAACAACCACACCCACTAGATATTTATTATGACGAAGAAGGACTTCACTTTGAAGTTGCCTGTACTGGTCTAACTAAAAAAGATATTCAACTAGAAATTGATGGAGATCTTTTAAAAATTATCTATGACAAACCAACTGAAGATGAAGATTACACAGGTTATATCTATAAAGGATTAGCTAAAAGATCTTTTAATCTAGGTTACAAAGTAGCTCCTAAATTCAAACTTGAAGATTTAGAAGCAGAAATGAAAGATGGTTTACTTCATTTATTTATTCCAATTGCGGAATCGAAAAAACCAAAAACAATCAAAATAAAATAAAAGTTTTACCAAAAAAGCGTGTCCTAGCGCAATATTGTTCGTATATTTACGTCTAATTAAAAAACGTTATAAATGACTACAAAAAGAAAGTCTATCCAGACTATTACCGATCCCTTGTTAGAACCATTTTTTATTACAAAAGATGAATACAGTTATACTGTAAAACAAAATGTAACATCAGATGCTTCTCATTTTAGATCTAAAAAAGGAACACCTAAAACGTATGAAAAATCATTATTCTTTTATTCTTCGTTTGCTAGAGCTTTAGAGAAAATTGCTGAAGCAAAGGCTGAAATGGGTAATTTTGATAATTTAGAAGAGTATATAGAAAATTATAAATCAATTAGTAATCAAATTAAAACTTACACAAATGAGCTTAGAAGCACTATTTAATGCAGTTATCGTTAAACCCATTGAAGTTGAAGAAACAACACATGGTAACATTATCGTCCCAGATTTAGGGAAAGAAAAAAATGAAACAGGAGAAATTGTATCAATAGGTCCTGGTCAACCAACACTTACAGGGGATTTTATCCCTACTATTTTAAGTGTAGGTGACATAGTAGTATTACCAACACAAGGATTTACTAAATTACCTTTTGATGGTATAGATTATTATGTAGGTCCTGAAAATCAAGTACTTGCAAAAGTAGTTGCGGAATCAAATTTAGAAGATTTGTTAGAGGATACAAAAGAAAACTTAACTGAACAAGAAATAAAAAATATAATAAATGAGTAAACAAGTTACATTAGGCTCAACAGCCAGAGAAAATTTAGTAAAAGGTATTGATATATTAGCTGATGCTGTAGTATCGACATTAGGACCAAATGGTAGAAATGTAGTTATTAGTGTTGAAAATGGAGTACCACAATCAACAAAAGATGGTGTTACAGTTGCTAAGTCAATTACTTTAAGCGATCCTGAACAGGAATTAGGAGTACAGCTAGTTAAACAAGCTGCTATTAAAACAGCTGAAAAAGCAGGAGATGGTACAACAACTTCAACATTATTAGCCCGTGAAATGGTAAAAGCAGGTTTAAACGCTTTAAATAATGATGAAAATGCAGTACAAATCAAAAGGGATATTGATACAGCTGTTAAACAGGTAGTGTCCAACCTAAAGAATAATATATCAGAAGATATTTCAGAAGAAGACCAATTAGAACAAATTGCAACTATATCAGCAAACAATGACCCAGAAACTGGTAAATTAATTGCTACTGCTATTGATAAAGTGGGTATGGAAGGAGTTGTTCATATTGAAGAATCTCGTACAGGTGAAACATATCTAGAAACAGTTGAGGGTTTACAATTTGATAGAGGTTATAAATCTCCTTATTTTGTTACAAATAACACTACAATGACTGCTACGTTAGACAATCCACTTGTTTTACTTGCAGACTCTAAAATTACACAGGTAAAAGAATTATTACCTATATTAGAAGCAGTTTCAGCTCAAGCTAAATCTCTTTTAATAATCGCAGAAGATATTGACAATGAAGCATTAGCAACATTAATTGTTAATAAGATGAGAGGTACTATGAAAGTATGTGCTGTAAAAGCTCCAGATTTTGGGGATAGAAGAAAATTAGCTTTAGAAGACATAGCTGTAACAACTGGGGGAGTCGTTTTTGATAAACAAAAAGGAATGAAACTAGACAAGTTTAGTTGGGATTGGTTTGGAGAAGCAAGAACCGTAACAGTAGAAAAGGAAACAACAACGATTGTAGATGGAAAAGGAAGAATTGAGGAAATTGAAGCACGTGTTGAAGAACTACAACAACAAGTCGGACAAGCAACAACACCGTTTGAAACAGAAAAGCTCCAAGAAAGATTGGCGAAATTTGTCGGAGGAGTAGCTATTATTCATGTAGGTGGAAATACTGAAACCGAAATGAAGGAGAAAAAAGATAGAGTTGATGATGCATTACACGCAACAAAAGCTGCTATTGAAGAAGGTGTAGTACCAGGTGGTGGAATGGCATTATTATATGCTTCTCAAGCAATTGAAGACACAACAACGGGTGCAAAGATTGTTAAAAGAGCTTGTAAAAAACCATTTAACCAAATTTTAATTAATGCTGGTTATGATAACACACAAGCTGAAATATTGGCACAAAAATACGTTAGTGAAAATGAATTTGAAATGGGACATAATATCAAAACTGATGAAAGGGTTGATATGAAAGAAGCAGGTATAATTGATCCAACTAAAGTAGCAAGAACAGCATTACAAAATGCAGCTTCAGTAGCAGGAACAGTATTATTAACAGAATGTACTGTAGTAAACGAACCAAGTAAAGAAAGTGCTCCAACACAACAAATGGACCCAATGATGGGAATGATGTAAAAATTAATTAATAATCAATAAATAATAAACAATGAACAAACAAGAATTATTTGAGGCGATTGAAGAAAATTTCAATACCTTAGCAGCAGAACACAGTGGTACTACAAAAGCATCACAACAGAGAGCTAGAAAAGCAGCAATGAAGATTAAAAATCTAATTACTGACTATAAAAAAGCATCTGTAGCAGAATCTAAGTAATTTAATTGGGGGAGCTTGTCTCCCCCATTTATTTTTCGTATATTTACATCATGGAAAAAATAATAAAAGAACATAACATCTTAATTGCTCGTAGAGTACCACCAGGTGATAAATGGAGGTTAGTAGCTAATGAACCAGATGGTCCATTACATAAAACATTAACTGACTGTTTAGAAGCTTACATGGTAAAAACAGGATTTAAAGGTGAATACAGACTTGCTCCTTTAAAAAGTGAATTATACGCAATATCAACCACTGAGGAAGAAGTAATTATAGAACCAGAAAAGAAATATTCATTATATGGCGAATACGGACAATAGTTTATTAGTAGAAAAATATAGACCAAGTACTTTAGAAAACTATGTTGGTAATGAAAATATCAAAAAATCTATATCAAAGTATTTAGAACAGAATGATATTCAAAATTTAATATTTTATGGACCAGCAGGTACAGGAAAAACTACTCTTGCTAAACTTTGTGTTAAAAATCTCGATTGTGATAGTCTTTATATCAATGCCTCAGATGAAAGAGGTATTGAGACTATTAGGGATAAAGTACAAGGATTTGCGAGCGTCGCTTCTTTTAAACCACTTAAGGTGGTCATTTTGGATGAAGCTGATTTTCTTACTATACAAGCGCAAGCTTCACTTCGTAATGTCATCGAAACTTTCTCTCGTACGACGCGTTTTATAATGACTTGTAATTTTGTAGAGCGTATTATAGATCCTCTACAATCTAGATGTCATGTATTAAAAATTGTACCTCCTTCTAAACAAGATGTAGCTAGACACTTAGCTTGGGTTTTAGGTGAAGAGAAGATAGGATTCGAAATGCAAGACTTAGTACCATTAGTCAATCAGTATTATCCTGATTTACGCAAGTGCATCAACACTATACAGTTATCTACAATAGATAATAACCTACAATTAGATAAATCGATATTGGTATCATCTAATTATATAGATAAAGTAATCAACGAATTATCCAATAAAGCAGATTTTAAAACAATACGTCAAATTATAGCAGACGCTAATATAGATGATTTTGATGAGTTATTTAGAGCATTATATGAAAGATCTTCTGAATACCTACCAGGTAAGGAGGGTACAGCTGCTATATTAATTAATGAACACCAGTATAAAGCAAATTTTCGAATTGACAAGGAAATAAATATAATGAGTTTAACCCAAAATTTAATAAATAATAAATAATTATGCAAAATCAACCACAACAACAAGGACCACCAATTGATCTAAAAAACACATCAGCTGTAGTAAATTCTAAAGGAGGAAGTGTATTTTTACAAGGAGTAGTATTACGTACTGTGTCTAAATTTATAACAGGAACAGATGAAGATGCTTTACTACCAATACCAGTATTTTATGATGCTGTAACAGGTAAGATATTATTAAGTTCTGTACCTAAAGATTTAAGAGAAGAACTTAAAGAAGAACTTATTTAATGAAAAATGTCTTTGATTGGTTAAAGGCAATTAACTCAACCAAACCACCAGTTGAATCTTTTACAGATAAAGACTGGGAGGTTTGGAATAGTTATATGGTACATAGGTTTTTATCTATGAACCCAAACTATATAGATTTAGTTAATGAAGTGCAAAAGTCGTTACCACAAAATAAAAAAGAAATATATTCTATTTATAAAGAATTTATTCCTAAAAATAATAAGTGGAACAAGTACATAAAATCCTCAGTTAAACAACCTAATAAGGATTTATCTAATCATATTAAAGATTATTTCGAATGTTCAATCAAAGAAGCAAAAGAATATATAACTTTGTTGGATACCTCACAAATCAGTCGTATATTAACAGATAGAGGAATTGATAAAAAAGAACTTAAACAACTATTAAAATGACAAAAGAATTATACACCATGTTTATGACATCTGCAGAAGCAGATAAAGCCAAAGCACTATTATCAATAGATTTATTAGGCAATAAAGGAGTTGGTATTGGAGACCATTCAACAGGTGATTTTTACAAAAATGCAGAAGAAGCACTTGTAATGTTAGTTGATGCTGATGATAGAATTAATTGCTTAAATGTGTATTATAGTGAATTTAAAGCAAAATTACAAATCAATGGGTAGTTCAGTCACAAATTATTACGATAAATTGGAAAAAAAAGTTAAAAACATGAGCGATAGAGAAATTATGGATTCAAAATTTGGTACAATTTCAGCAGTAAAAATATTTGAAAAAGAATACCCACATTTATCAAAAGAATTTAAAACAATACAAAACGAAATGTATGATATGTTTGCTGCTAAACATATGGATTATGGTTTAAACAACATAACATTGGGTGGAGACATTCTTAATAATAAAGAGGATAAGAAATTTTCATTAACTGGTTTATGTATCAGATTAACTGACAAA